AAGGGTATCTCCATAAGCCTGGAAACCTGGGCTTATGCATGACGCTTAGTTGTATACATACAGCTAGCGGCTAGAGTCACAGTGGTTTTGTGGAATACATTCCAAGAAAATGTGACAAGCGTTCTGGTGGCAAGGTTAAACTTTACTTGCCACATGCCAAACAGGACGTTAATCGGCAGATCTTAGTATGAGACGCTACTATGGCAATATAGGGACTCTTTTTGAGTCCTCGTGCACTTCAATACCCACCATTTTAATTGCACGGTTGTCCATTATTGTTACAAATGCTAATCAATAATCCCAATTATTAAGTTCGCCAACTGGGGCGTGTACCTTGTTATAAAAAACTTTTTCTATACAACACCTTTTCATGACATCACCAAACTTTCATCCCAGTTCAAGGAAACTGAGTAACCCGCCATTTAGGCGTCCACCACCATTACATTTTCATTTCATTCAAATAACAGAGGCTAATTGCACTTGTGGAAGATTTTTAATTTCCGAAACGGGTGGCGATATGCCTTATCATCATTCACGGCAATGTAGGATAAATGTAGGATATATAGACGTAGAGTTAGATAGTGATATAGAAAGAGAAAAAAATTCAAAGAATGAAGTTAATATTAGTGAATCGTCATCTTCATCGTCTTCATTTGATATGGACAGGAGTTTTGAGAGAGTAGAGGTTGTTGAGCCTGCTGCTCCAATACAATTAGTAACTCTTCAGTATATAGATGATACAAATCTGTCTGAAGAAGTAAATTTTAGTAATTTTGATGTTGAGGGTAGAGAGTGTTCAATATGTTTGATTCAATTGACACATAATGATGGTGTTAGAATGCCCAGACATCCAGAGTATTACATTCACTTTCAGTGTTTGGCACTGAGTAGAACTTGTCCGTTATGTAGAACTACGGATGAACAAAATAGCATAATTAGATATAGACAGCAAATAGTAGTTTATCAAGCCCCATTTGAGCCCGGCCATGTCCCTGAACATATACTTCCAAACCAGTTGTTGTTGGAAGCACCACAAGTTAATCTACCAATACAGCCTGCAGTGCCCGTTCGAGTTTTACCACTGCAGTTACAAAATAATTTTATAATGGATGAAGGTGAGAATCCTATTGTTGTTGATGACCACATCCATATCCCCACAGAAGATAGCCCACAACTGTTGCCACCATCAAGTATAGATAATCCTACTATTTCTGAGGTTACGGTGCCTTGTATGGATTTACCTGTACTGTATTTAAGAGGAGAAAATATGTCATCCTTTGTAAATTTTGTCACACCACATTTTGACAGAACAGAATTTTGTCATGAAATGTTTATATATAAATCTAGTGTGATTAAACAGTTGCCTATTTCAGTAGTTTTGTCAATGAGTAGGTTTTGGTCCGGTAGAGTGCGTGATTATGAAAATTTTATATTGAGTCAGCGTCATCTTAATCATGTTTTAGAGTTAACTACACTTCCATTATCCAAAAAAGATGAGTGTTATATGTACCTACCATTAATATCCTATGCCCACAATTATAATTTGTTATCATCCGTGTGTGTGGTTAATAGGAATAACGTGCGTGTTGTATCAGCAAATAATAATGCACGTAGGATTGGCACTGTGGTTAGTGTTGTTACATATTTGGTGCTTAACATATTATCAAAAAAATATAAATTTCTTAAGCCAGCGTTGTCTTTGTGTCTAGACGTTTTGCGGCTATATTATCCATTATTAGCTAGAGCACTAAGTTTGTTATCATTTGATCCAAAAATGGTATTATTGGAAGTTATACATCAAAGTACATTTCAACATAAGTATAAACCACTGTTAAGTTATATGTTGTGGGCAGTAACTTTGTCGCCCGTTAGTTATGAGCAGTGCATTGGTGTTGTTGATTCATTGTTCCCATCTTTATCAATGACATTTAGTAGATTTGGATTTTCCGTGTCAGGCAAGTCGGCAAATAATTTAATGCGTGCCTTAAATGGAAATATAAAAATAGTTGGAATAAATTGCAACTTGCCTTTGACAGTTGCTCATAGAGGGTCGATGAAAGTGCGCGAATTTAATTTTAAAAAGCAAATAAGTAACTATCAAAATTTGTTTTATGGCACTGATATGTCTTATAAACCCGTAATGTATGCAAGCACACAACACAATGAGAAAGTGTCATTATTGTATAGAACACTTAAAATCACCCCTACACCTAATGACGCTTATGTTGATGAGTTCTCAAAATTTTTTAAACGTAATATCCGTAAGCTTTTACCAAAAACATTTAAATATGGTGTTAGAGAGGTGTCATTTGATCAATATATATTGAAATCTAATGCTAAACCTGGTGTTAAAAAGAAATTGAAATTGACATATAAACAATTGTCTGATGATGCGATAACATCAGATTCTAAGTTATCTGGAAAATTGGTTAAAAAATGGGTGTCCAGGAAAGCATTTGTTAAAGTGGAGAACACCAACCACGTTTCCGATGATCATTTAACAATAAAGTCGCCCCGTATGATACAAGGGGCTCAACCAGAGTTTATATGCTTAGTGGGACCCTGGATAATGGCATTACAAGATATGGTTAAGAGAGATTTGAATTCAAAAAATAACATTTGTTTCACTTCAGGAGTATCTAATTTTAATGCAGCAACTAAATTAATGGAGATACCAGGTAATCTTGTAGAAGATGATGTGAGCTCTTGGGATGTAAGTATGTGTGCTAAGATTCTCAAGCTTGAAGTATGGTTAGTTAGACGTTTGAAGGCCCCTAAAGCAACAGTAAAGTTAATGCAGAATAATGTTAATACATCAGGGAACACCACACATGGAATAAAGTTTAAAACTCTCGGCACACGTAAATCTGGTGATCCGTATACATCACTTTTTAATTCAATAATGAATATTATGTTTCACATGTTTATTATGTGTAACACATTGAATAAAACATTTCAGCAAGTGTTTGTAGTAATAAGAATGCTAGTCCAAGGGGATGATAATGTGTTGAAAATACCTAGTCTTATACAAAAAATAGATTTTAAAGCTAATATGCTTAAGCTTGGCTTTAGTGCAAAAGCGAGCTATAAAAAACCTACAGAGGTGCAATTTTGTTCAATGCGCTTATACCCTGTTAAGGGAGGTTGGACATTTTTGCCTAAAATAGGTAAGGTATTGTGCAAATTTGGAAATTTTGTAGATCCACCTGTAAATGCTAAACCTGAAGTCCTTGTGCGTGGTTCGGCATTAGGATTGTATGCTGGGGTTGCTTGCTTACCAGCTTTCAAAGCATATATGGATAAGGTTTTAGATGCCACTCGGGGTTTTGAGAATCACCCAGTAAAGCGAGAAGATTGGCAAATGTCACTCAAACCTTGTGAAGCAAGTATAGATACACACTATTTCTTTGGTTTGCATTATGACTATGACCACTTTTTACATAAGTCATTTATTAGGGAAATAGATAAGATTTCATTTTCCAGTGTGTCAATAGGGCCAATATTTCGATGGCTTTGTGATCGAGATACAGCAGGGGTACCTGTTACTAAAACAATATACAATTAATATTGGTAGCTAGTTAGTAGAATAGATAGTATAATAAAGAATTTAATATATAGTGAGATTATGTTCAAAGGAACTTTATAATGTAACTTGAAAAATTAATAAAATTATGATGTAACATACTAATGCCACTCAAGCTCTGGTGCGGGCTTGCGTTTGTACAACATGCTCAAAAATAGGTAATATTAATCATAGCTGCGGTTATGAAGGAGAGTTTAATTGGTGAAGCAACTTGGGAACAAAACCATTTGTGAATCCTTTGCATAGTTACAAATAAGAAACAACCGAAAACACTTTACCGCCTAATATGTAAAAGTCCACGAGCACGCCTGCGATATAGTCCCATGGTGTTTTATTAGAATAGACAATGTAGGTAATTTTATAGTCAATACCAAAATGTCAGTTGCAACAAATAAACAAAACAAACAAAACAAACAAAACAAACAAAATAAACAAAATAAATCTAGTGGTAAGAATGAATCTTCTTCTAAACCACGTAACAACGAACGTAGACGAAATAATCAAGGACAAAGAAATAACTTTGATATGTCGCGTTTTAGTGGCAACTCTGGTTTGATAGGGTTGTCAGCATCAAGTCGCTCGTTAAGTAGAACAAGGGCGCATATGATAGAAGAGGACGAGTATATAGGTGACGTATCAGGTTCAGTCACTTTTGCTACTACTGCCTATGCTTTAAATATAGGCCAAGCAGGTACTTTTCCTTGGGGTAGTAAGATTGCTGCATTATATGAGAAATATAAATTTGTGTATATAGAGTTTTATTATGCACGTGAGGTTTCAGAATATGCTCAAAATGGTCAAGTTGGTAAGGTTATGTTATCATTTGATTATGATGCTAGCGACGGGGCACCCACTACTAAACAACAGGTATTAGATACAATACCACACTCTGATGGTATGCCTTGTGAACGTCGTATATCATTAGTTTTAGATCCCAAACAGTTATCCAAACAGGATAGTTATTATGTCAGACCCGGAGCCCAGCCGGTTAATACCGATATTAAGACATATGATGGTGGCAATTTGTATATCTCCACATTTGCTTGTGCTAATACGTCAAATGTTGGTGAATTACATGTAAGGTATAAGTGTTTGGTGTCGGTGCCAATATTAGAGTCCGGAGCCAGCCAGGCCGGGCAGCCAGGATCACAGCTGGTTGTTTCATCCGCATTACCAGCAGGTGAATTTGGTGCAGCTACCACAGTGTATGGGACCTTGTTTTCGTCTACCTACACGCCTGTTGTTCTATCTAATTTTGTGGGTGCTAGTATAGCTACATCTGGGTTGATAACGTTGCCTAATGGTGTATATTTAATGGATGCTACAGTTACATCTAGTAGTAGTTTGGCAGATGTGACAGGGTTGAGTGTGCAATTGTGTCAAGTTGCCACTGCAAATACCGATGTTGTGGTTATGAGTGGCACATCTCATCTAGGTGCTGATGATGAATCACAAATAAATGATGTAGCTGGTCATAAGGTTCATTTTGCTTTTATAGGCAAAATGATTTGGAATACTGCAGATTTTGGAAACACAGTAGCTTTACAGGCTGCAGCTACTTATGGATCTGGTCAGTTAACTAATAGAGGTTATTTGAGTATAACCCTGCTCTAATTGAGCTAAATTCTTTACATTGTTCCTAAGAATGGTATTAATATCAATGTATCGTATCACTTTATACTCAAAAGGCAGCAGGGAGCCGTTCAGCTTCCGGGGAAAATTCGGACACTCCCCCCTTTGCAGTTTTATGATAGGCGTTTTAAATATAAATATATCATTTGGGAGAAGACTCTCGTAATGTTGTTTCAGAAACTTCAAC